CAAAATCGTTATCATTTATTAATATGAGATCAGAAGTTGAAAAGTTAAATGCAAAGTATGCGAATTATAAGGTATGATTGAAATTAAATATTATTATAAATTAATAATATTTTGTAGAATGAATTGAAATTTTTTATAAAGATTATAAATTATAAAAAAATAAAATGGGTAAACAAATACAAAGTCGACTTATTATTAGAGATCCTGTAAATAATAGTATTATTGTTGATAAGATTTATAAAAGTAAAAAAAAGGCTATAGATAATGGATATACTGAAGAAGTAATTAAACTCAAAGAAATTGATAGACCGTCAAAACATTGGTTAAAACGAAATTTCGAAAAAACATTTAAACATGATAAATTTAATGAATATGTCCATGTTGGATATACAGATATTATACCATTATGGGAACGTCCTACTCATACACCAGTTGCATATATACCAAATATAAATATACAAAAAGAAAAATCTATCGAAATGTTTGTTAAATATTATACTACTCATTTTTCAGATAAAGAAGTGTCTGATTTTCTCCCACAATTTTATACTGAAAATAGAGTTAAATGCTGTCTTACTCAACTACCTGTTAACGAATATCTCCTCCCATTACGTGGAGAATTTGCAGGTGAGAGATTATTGAGATGTAATCTTGAATCTATTGATATATTACAAAATATTTCATGGGGAATTTCAAGAGATAATACAGATAATTATGAAAGAATTGATGGATGTGTTGATAACACAAAAATACGCCCTCATCGACTAGTTATGAAGTGTACTCATGGAGATAATAAATTAATTGATCATATAAATGGCATTACGACAGATGTGCGTCTAAAAAATTTAAGAGAGAGTAACGATGTACAAAATGCTCAAAATCGAAGGTCTAATAAAGGATTTTTTGGTGTAACTAAATCTGGAAAAAAATGGACCGCGAACATTACCAATAATGACGGTGAACAAGTTTATCTAGGAATATATACAAAACCTGAAGAAGCTGCAATGGCGTTTGATAAAGCTGCCATAGAGCTACGAGGTGAAAATGGTACTGGACTTAACTTTCCGATACATGAAAAATATATAGCAAGAGGAATTGATGATGAATTATTTGAATTTTTCAAATCAACGTTCCGTGATCATGATGAAGTTAAGTTAAAAGAGTTCGCTGAAGATGTATGCAAATTCGCGTGGGAACGAGCACAGATAGTACCACAGTTTATAATTCGTCCTAAAGTTGAGACTGTTAAATTTACACCACATAAAGGACAGTCCGAGCCATTGAAAAATGGACAAAAATTTATTGAACTTCATGGAAAGTATGGTGTCAACCGTTTTCTACGATGTTCCGAAGAGGACTTTGAAATGCTAAATGCATATAAATGGAATGTAAATAGACAGCGGTCTGGATACGAATCTGTGAGAGCCTCAATTGGAAAAGGAAAAACAGTATATGCACATCGTTTAGTATCAAATTCAATTAGAGGTGATGGAACTCTAATAGATCATAAAAATGGTGATACATTAAATGTTACTAGAGAAAACCTTGAACAAAGTGATCGTGTTAAAAATTCACAAAATCAGGGTTCACGTATAAACACTTCATCTAAGAGTGTTGGAGTTTCATACAACAACAGAGATAAGAGATGGAAAGCTCAAGTAACAGTGGATGGCAAAAAGATATATATTGGATGTTTTGAAGAAGAGAAAGATGCTGTAAAGGCTCGTGATGATGCAGTTATAAAATATGGATTAAATAGTCGTTTGAATAATACAGAGAACGTCAAATCTACTGATAAATAAAAATTATAAAACATCTGTAATATACAAAGTATAATCTACTGATAATTAATAAAGAAAATTGAAATTAATATTATTATAAATTAATAATAATATATAATCTATATAATGAAGCCAAGTTCCAGTGTTCTTATTTTCCTGAAATATTGTATAACATATTCAAGAAATATTCCAAGCTACGTTCCGTTAGATGAGCCATATTACTATTCAAAAATTCCAGTTAAAAATCGCAAACTTATGTTTGATGAATTAAAAGCAGATTTGATAAAAACTGCACCAAAGCCTGAAAGATTTACAAATATGACATATGAGAATGATGTGAAGCCCCATGTATAAATAAAAATTGAAAATAATATTATAATTTATTAATAAATTATAATTAACTATGGATAAATGCTTTGCATGCTCTAATGATGCCGAATATATGTTACCTTGTTATCATAAGATATGTGGTATTTGTTTAAACGATCTTAGTAATATAAACACATCAAATGAACTAGTATGTCTCTGTTATCCCGACGATAATTCATATACTCAATGTCTTACATCATTCAAACAGGAAGAAATAGTAACCTTATCTAATGAAGTATATATTGAAATAGATAAATGTCCTATTCATAATGAGGATTATACGGCTATATGTGATTGTGATAGGATATATTGTGATAAATGCGAGGATTTATGTGTTGACCATATTAAATATGATAATATAGAAGAATGGAAGAAATATGTATTATTACAAATTGATGAATTTCGAAATAAATTAAATAATAAAATTAATGGATTGAAATGTGTTATTGAATTAATTAATGATAATGATAAACCGGCTGTAAAACAACTTGAAGATATAATAGATACGATTTTAGTTTATATCGTTCATATTGAGAGTTTTAATCAACTGATAGATAATATTCCAATTTCAACTATAATAAAAAGGAAAAATAAATTACTAAATACGATTATTGATATTCCAAATGATATTATTAACAGTGAGGATATTCCAAATATTGAATATATTAATATTATTCTAGATAATGGAGCCGATATTCATTGTGGGAGTGATATAGCACATAGTAAATCATATGATGAGTATGTACTTCGTCGAGCATCTGAGAATGGATATTTAGATATAGTTGAATGTCTTATCAAATATGGAGCTAATATACATGCTCAGAATGATAGATCACTTAAATTAGCATCATATTGTGGACATTTAGATATTGTTAAATGTCTTATAATGCATGGCAGAGTTAATATTAAATCATGTAATTCTGCTCTTAGTTGGGCATGTAAATATGGACATTTAACTGTTATTGAATATCTTCTCACACAAGGTGCAGATATTCACTATCGTAACGATAATGCACTTCATTGGGCATCTGAAAATGATCAAACAGCAGTTGTTGAATATCTTATATCACATGGAGCTAATGTTCACGCTTGTAATGACTCAGCACTTCGTTTAGCATCTGAATATGGCCATTTAGATGTTGTTAAATGTCTTATATCACATGGAGCAGATATTCATGCTCAGAATGACGGAGCATTTCGTTTAGCATCTGAGAATGGTCAAATATCGGTTGTTGAATATCTTATAAAACAAGGAGCAAATGTTCACACCGAAGATGATTATGCACTTCATTGGGCATCTAGTAATGGTCATTTAGATGTTGTTGAATTATTAATAGAACATGGCGCTGATGCTAATATTTAATTTATAATAATCTTGAATAAAAATTGAATTTAATATTATTTATTAATTATAATAAATAATCTTTTATACCTACTAGGAATGGATAAATGTTTTGCATGTTCTAATAATGCTGAATATATGTTACCTTGTTATCATAAGATATGTAGTATCTGTTTACACGATCTTAGTAGTGATATAACAGCTGATAATGAACTAGTATGTCTCTGTTATCCCAATGATAAATCAGATAAACAATGTCTTACTAAATTCACAAATGATGATGTAATATTGTTACCAACTTCAGGCATACAAACAGCCGAACCAATTGTTGAAGTATGTCCAAAACATAATAAGATGCCGTATACATACATATGCGAAAGCACTGATTATATGTATTGTATTAAATGCGACCATCATTGTCAATCTGATTATCACACCATTAAGGAATGGAAATCTGTAACATTAGATAAAATGAACAATTTAATGTTTGGATTGAATACTAAAATAAAAGGATTGACTTGTTTGATAGAATTAATTAACAATAATAACGAATTAACATCTATCGTTAAACAATTTGAAGATATAATAGATACTATATTAGTTGATATTAGTCATATCGACAATTTCAACCAAATTATAAATGATGATAATATTCCAATTTCTAATATAATAAAAAGAAAAAAAATATTGTTTAATTATTATGATAATATAAATATTCCCAAAGAAATACCGAGCTTAAGCACTGATTCTCAATTAATTGAAATTATCAATGCAATTCTTCATAACAATGCAGATAATGAAAAAACACTTCGCTGGGCATCTAGAAATGGTAAATTAGCTGTTGTGGAATACTTACTAAAAAATAAAACGAATATCCATACATGGACAGATGAAGCATTACGAGATGCATCTCAAAATGGTCATTTAGATGTTGTTGAATGCCTAATTAATAATGGAGCAGATATATATGCGTGTGAAGATCAAGCATTTCGTATGGCATGTTACTATGGTAATTTAGATGTTGTTGAATTTCTCATATCAAAAGGAGCATATATTCATTCTTGTGACGATCAACCACTTAAGTACGCATGTATGCATGGTCATACGGATATTGTGAAATGTCTTATTAAAAATTACGACCATAATGCATGCGATGAACATATAATACATAATGCACGTATTGACGGGTATACAGATATTGTTGAATGTCTTACAAAACATAATGAATCTGTAGGTGTGTTAAATCATATATCAGCTACCAATTGTCGTAGAACATAATACAATTGAGATTTAAATATTTATTAATTGATAAATATATATGGAAAATGTTGTTGGAATCAAAAAAATTCCGAAAGTTGTGTAATATAGGATCACAATATGCATTGAAGTACTCTCAAATGTCTCAATCTCATTGCGCGTTAGTTATTGATAATCATGGGTCTATTATATCTATAGGAGTTAATTATAGTAATCGAACTCGATATAATAAATGTAATATTCCGGGAGTGCATGCAGAAATGGAGAGTTTGAGAACTATTCCTAAATCCCAAAGAAAGAATATACATTTGATAAGTATTCATCCATCTCGATCTACTGATAATGCATATAAACCATCAAAACCGTGTAAATATTGTTTGGATTGGTGTAAAAAATGGAATATTAATAAATTATATTATGTTAATGATAATTATCAATGGGTTTGCGAGAAAGTAAAGAATATGCATACTGAATATTTGAGTAATTTAGTGAGAAATTCAGGAAAACATTATTTCAAATAAAATTATAATATAATAAAAGAATGTCGAAAAAACAATGGTTATATTTTGGATTGGGGTTAGCATTTGCTTTAGTATTAGTAGGATTGAGTATAGCATTATTAGTAATTCTAAAACGAATACCGCTCACAGATAATAATACTTATATTATTGAACAAGATAAAAAAGTAAAATTACTTACAACAATTATAACATCATTAATTATAAGCGTTGCCGCATTATTTTTGTATATAATCGTAATGATAACAGATTGGAAGAAAGTATCAACAGTCAGTGTTCCTAATCAATTAAGCGATAAAGCTACTATGTATTTAGTATTAGCTAATTTTATCGGATTTTTATTATTATTCTCACTTATATTATCCATTATAATCATCTATTTCACTAAACAAACAACTGCAGAATCAACAGAGGGAGTAGTGTACCAATCATTTACTATTGAAGATTATGAACAATTGAGAGATGTATCCTATCTATTCTTCGGCAGTTGCGGCATTGGAGTGTTGATTGAATTATGTGTTGTCGGTATTTTATTCTATTATAGAAGTAAAGAGAATAAACAGAAAAATGAACAACAATCAGTATTATCAATATAAAAATTGAATATTTAATTATATAATTATTATATAATTATATAATCTAGTAAAATGTCGTCTAATAAACAATATATTAAAGTTCTTACCAACGATCTAAAACATCGTGGATATCAATGGAAAATCGGATTGAATGAACTTGACCCTAATGAACAGTTTAATACAGAAAATGATTGCACCCCAAATGCATTATATGTATGTGAAATTAAAGACTTTTTTAAATGGATTAATTTATATAATAATATGGCATATGTTGGGTATGTAACAATTCCTGATGACGCATTGATTACTAATATGGAATATAAAATAAAGACCAATAAAGTTATATTACATGAACCATTAATATCTTTGGTTGAATTTGTCAAGATTCTTATTAATAGTGGGACAAATATCAATGTTTATAATTATGATCCATTTCATTATGCATCTACTGGCGGTAATTTAGATATTGTAGAACTTCTCATATCTAATGGAGCTAATATTCATGCTCGAGAAGATTATCCACTTCGAGCAGCATCTTTAAATGGTTATTTGTTTATTGTTGAATTATTACTAAATCATGGAGCCGATATCCATGCCAACGATGAAGAAGCATTATGCAACGCATCAGCAAATGGGTATTTAGTCATTGTGGAATGTCTTATCAAATATGGAGCTGATATTCATGCTAACAACGACCAAGCACTTAGACATGCATCTTACAACGGCCATTTGAATGTTATTGAATGTCTTATATCACATGGAGCTGATATTCATGCTAAAGAAGATAGTGCACTTATATGTGCATCTCGTAATGGTAATTTAGATGTAGTCAAATGTCTGATTAATAATGGAGCCGTTAGGGCTACGCCATAACTTGGCGTTGCAGCCGATATTCATGCTGGTCTCCGAGCTTGCTCGGATACAACGTAGTTGTATCTGGCTTCGCCAAGACCCGACAAAGTCGGTAAGGATGACGAAGCACTTATTTGTGCATCTAGATATGAACATATGGATGTTGTTGAATATCT